GAGAGGAGATAGTATTAATTGCATCAAAAATTTTCTGCCCTTGATCAAATACAATATTACAAGAGAAACGGGGTTCCTTTCCACCTCTGCCGTCTGTTACTCCTTCAAAGTATCCATTAGAATCCACCGCATCACAAAACCTTCCTATTTTATATAACTGCCATTTGTTTATTGTAGTGGGGTCAATATGAGAACCCATACCATAGCGGTTGTTAGTTAATAAATCGTAAAGAATCCAAGCGGGGTTATCTGTCCATTTTAAGGTGTCATGAAACTCACCGTTCCAATCTCCTTTATAAACTAACTTGTCTTCCTTAGGAGCATCATCGAATTCTCCTTGTGTTTGATAATACCTCTTGTCTTTTCCATTTACTTTTTCAGGAAAGTAATTACTTGGAACTTTTACTTTTTTTAACTTACAGTCAAAGCTTCTTCTAGGAATACTTGAGAAAGACCTAGAGTCTAATTTTGTAGCAATAATTGAAGCAAATGGATAAGTTAGATTACAATCAATAATTTCCGTTACTTTATTTACACTTATGTCTTTAGACAAAAGAACAGAATTAGTTTCATAAGACAGTTTAGTTACTTTAATATATCTTTTTTGTGTGCTGTCTTCCTCGATTGTTCCTGCTTCTATACCTCTTTCCCCGTCTGCTGAGAGAACTTCTTGTTGCGTAATCTTTGTTGGAGGCAACTCAAAGGGTGTGTTTACTGTAGACGTTTGATTTACTGAACTAAGTGGGGTAATAAACTCCCTTGCTGTATTGGGGTCTAGTTCAGGATTCCCTATATCAATTAAAGTGTTTCCTTCAATTAAGGCTACTATTTTAAAATCATAGGTTCTGTATGGTATTTCCTGACCTTCTGTCCCATCTGAGTTCTTTCCAATTTTACCCGTTTCTACTCTAAAGTTTACTACAGTAGGGAATGTTGTTCCCACCTTAAGCGTATCCTCTGCAAAATCAACATTTTCCACATCTTTAATTAAAGTGTCTCTTAAAGAAGTTACGTCCAAAGTTATAAATGCACTTTTTACATTTGGATTATAAACAGTGTGGACAACAGGGATAGCTTGTTCGTCCCAATGTGCAAATGAATCTTTCCCCCACTCAGAATAGTTTCTGTATCCTTCGTCTGAACCCGTATATCTCTCGTCATCGCTTCCTTCGTTAACAGGAAGGCTGTCTTCACCAATATCTAAGTTGAAGTTTTTACCATTGCTGCTTCCCGCACTTCCTACAGGATCTAATACTTGTGACCTTGTGAGCATTAGAGGGTTTGGAAAAATTCTTTGAGGAGCATTAACTTGCGCGTTTAGTGTTGTATTTGTCGTGGCTTTTTTGGTTCCAAATGGCCCAAATAATTGCCTATTGTAAATGTGATCTATATAAACACTTTTGAAGAAATTAAACGGGCTTTGATTTTCTTCTCCCCGTCTAAACTCTGCCATTACATTGCTGTAATTATATTTTAAATTGGTTATAGGAAAACTATTAACGGTGCTTGAGTCATCTTCTACTTGAGTCTCAACCTCTTCCATATCTGCTACTGAAGTATAAGTTAAGGTCGAAATGTCAGACAAAAGATTTATTAAATTTCCGTCAACATTAAAAGTGTGAGTCATTCCGTGGGGAGCATAGGAATCCCTTTCATTCACACTGCCATCGAAATTGGTGTCAAAACGCACCCTTTCCTGTTCCTTGTCTATTCTAAATTTTATGATGACAAAACCCCTCATTTTTCCATTCATTTTGCCATCAGTATCGACTTCGGGGCAGCTAACATCCACGTATTCCATAAACGCTGGGTTTTGTGACAATAAATTTTGTAAATTATACCCGTTTACCCCCCCCACAAGAATGCTTTGCATATTTATAACGTTTCCGTCATCTACAATACTGTTATCATCTAGGTTCGAATTACCCGTGTTTTCCACTTTTAAAATAACAAAACCCACCTGACTGTTTTCTTGCAGCATATTGCCCCCACCCTGTATGTTCCAAGCGGGTCCATCACCCTCTGAGATATCAAACGGGTCATCCCACGTAGCTATGATAGGCTCAAGCTCCGCTGGGCCTAAAAAATTCTTAACCAAATCAGCTATCGAGCTGCCTTCTGTCCAACCAAGTCTAGCGAGAGCTTGTTCAGCCACCGTTTTTTGATAAATATTGGGAGATGTCAAACCGTTGGCTTCATCATATAAAGCCTTTATTGCTTCTAACTCTTCTTTAGCGAACTCATTTGCGAATAAGTGAGTATCAGGAAAGACGCTAATTCCATTCTCATTGTTCCTAATAGTATTTGAATTTGTGGCCCAGTTTGGTGCGAACCCCGCCCATCCTGGGCCAAAATTTCCCAAACCCCACGCCCAAGTGTTAGGGTCAAAGGCGTTTACATTAACTCCAAAGAAAAATTTAGAATTTGCTAGTGTGGTATTATCTGTCCAGAAACAAGCTCTTGTGTTAGTTTTTAGTTTATGGGTGTTTCTATATGCTGCGTTTGTATCACTCAGCCCTGTCACTCTGGTTCCATCTAAAAAGAATTCAAAAGTCTCAGCTCCCAGAGATTGCCTATATTTTAGATAGGCTCTTATGAATAGGGCATATCTATCTGCTTTTGTAGGATAATAAGTTCCTTCTCCTTGAACTATCTCTGTTTGATTTGGCCTAAAATTGTTTCTGGTTTGAATGTAGACAAGGTTTACGCTGGGTAATTCTGTTATTTCTGAAGCTATTATTGATCCGTCCGCAGCTGAACTTTGTAACGCTGTAATTCTTCCAGCCGCACTTCTGGTGCTGGCATTTTGAAGTTCTAAAAAATATTTCTTACAAAAGGTTGGAGCAGAGGTGCTAGTCAGAGGCATTGCTCCCAGTTCAGCAGTTAATTGATCTATTTCAGCTGTCGTCTGACCAACAGAAGTATTATCGCTAACGGCGACTGCTGTATCATCTAAATAAATTCCTTGTAATATTTTGAGACCCTTTACAATGTTTCCATCTTTATTTACTAACCCTTCGATTGGCCCGTCACTTATTAAGTCTAACGTTTCAGAATAGCTAAAAGAAGCTCCATATTGAAGCTGTCCTAGTTGTGGAGGTCTATATATTGGGGGTTTTGGTTTTCCACCGCCTCCCGCTCCTGCAATTCCTACCTTTTTTAATATATGACTCATTACTGGGTATTAGCGTTAGGAGCGCGATTGGTAATTAGGGCATTGTCTCCAAGCGGAGAATTCCTCAAGAAAGTCTGTTCTGTTGTTTGAGATTGTGGATATGACTTAACAGAGGCTTGAACGACCTGAGATCCCACTTTCAACCTACCATAACCTATGGGAACCAAAGAACCCTGACTGGCGGTGTTTACTGTGTTACTAAAAACAAGTGATGTTTTTGAAGCGTCAGCCTCTATTTCTAATTGGTCAAATTCTGGTTTGGGTGTTAAGGCGTAAGCGATAGCAGCAAATATAATTACTTTTGCTATAAGTGCTGGTAGTCCAGTAAGACCTATTGCGCTAACTATTGCACTAACTGCCATGCCAATTCCGCTTCCCACAATAGCGGGAACCAAATCTATTGTTTCGGGATTCTTAAGAGAATTCATTTGGTTTCCATCAACAATTTTATTTTTATTAATAATAATGTCATAACAAAAACCGTCTTTTTGGAGTTCAATAACCCTTCTAATAAAACCACTTCTATTGCAGTCAATAGCCTCCAAGACATTTTTAGGATTGTCTATTTGCATTTTGAATACTTTGCCAAATTCCGTTGCCAAAATACCATGTAATTTTACCGTTGTCATAATGCAGCCTTAATCCTCTCTAGTTTATTTACATCTACTTCAGAGTTTTTGGGTGTATAAATATTAATTTTTTTAGTGTTAAGGCTATAAATCAAAAAAGGATGACAACAGTTGTCTGCCATTTTTATATCAAACTCTGATTCGTCTTCGTTGCCGACTACATGACTATGAAAAACAGCTATCATTGCATACTTATCTTTAAAAAGTAAATAATTAAGAGGGTCTATCAGGAAAAAGGAAGAAGGGTCGTGTGCAATATTATTTTCCAGCTGAACAATATACTTTTTTAAGTTTCTGTCATAGCCAAGGAATCCACAAATTTCTCTTGTAAAGTTTTTGTGAGATAGCTCCTTTATATGCTTTATTGCAGAACTTGCTCTTTTAAAATCTTGTGTTTCTTCCATAACTAAATCCATCTGTTCCTGGGAATCCTCCATATCTAGGGTTGGGTGGGGTTGGGTTAGCTACTGAAGTCGAAGATGGCATATAATAGTCTTCCCTTACTCCGCTAAAGGTTCCACTTCCCGTTAAGTGATTTCCACCTGTGTGAATATCAAGCAAACCATTACCAATTGCTGCGCTTCCCGTGCTTCCATCCCACCACGCAACCAAACTATGTTGTCCGTAAAGAAGGGGGGCTGTTCCTGCTGGCATTCCATCACCAGTTCCCCCTGTTAAAGTGCTCATCCTTCCTGTGCATTCATGGTAAGGGCGCGGGACAAAACTTACTGTATTTTCTACCCCCCCATAAGGCGAGGGAATTGTTTTATAAAGGTAACTGATCTCTTCTTGATTCAAGTTCCTATTCCACACGGCCCACGGACCTAATATACCATTCATAGAGGTAGTATAGAAACCATCATTGGTTTCATAACCTTGTGTATTTTGTGAATACTCTTGCGCTCCCAACATGAAAGTTTGAGGGGTGGCTTTTTTGGAATGAGTGTCCCATGTCATGGCCTTCCTCTCTCCCCAGCTAGCAAAGTTTCCAAAATTGTGAGACAACAACCTTCTAGTTTCTGGGTCATTAGCTCCCAGATCTATATTGCCATCATTAACATGAAAATTAATAATTGTGTCTTCGTCGTCCCCTTCTCCGTTAATAAAATTTGCTGTTCCTGTGCTGTTGGTAATAACATATCTTGTCCACTCTCTGTCTTCCCCGTTGGTTTGTAAGTTGTTTTTTAAAACTACTTCTCTAAAAGCAGTGCCAGCGGCATCGCTACTGTTTAACTCCCATCCCAAAAAACTGGCAACAATCCGAGGATGTTGCTTTCTACCTATATTTATAAATCTACTAATAGGCCAATTGCCCTTGTCACCCATCGAGGTAGATAAAACCCCTCCTCCCTTTGGGGTTGCTCCGTTAGTATGCGCCCATCCTACTATCGTCCAATTCTTGTCAAAATGACCTGTCACTGCGGGGTCGGTGCTGTGAAACAATCCTGTATGGGTAGGAATAGCCCTATTGTCTAAACTTGACACTCCTGTAATTTTTACCCCGCTAAATCCTGAAAAGGTGTTCTGTCCTTGAACAAATTCAACAAAATCAACTGTGTTAAATCTTTTTTTACAAGCACTAAGTCTTTTGCTGCACCCGTCTTTCTGCCAATAACTGGGGTTCCATTCTGGGTGTTGCCCTTTATTTGCATCTCCACCACTAACACAAACAAAATAAGTTCTCAAAGGCGATCCTTCTGTGTTGACGC